TTAAAAACTGATATTGACTATGTGCGTCACTTAATTGAACAGGATCAATAGTTGCTGCGGTACTTGGATCATCATTAAAACTGAGGATCATTTTACCAGCATTGCTAGTCCCTGAAAATTTCTGGTATATTCTTTGCTCTATTAACTCTCTTTCCTCTGGCGAAGGAGTTCCATTATTCATATTAATTAACATACTAGGAGCAAGTCCATTAAGAATGTTGTTTAGATGATAATTAGATATTTCTTGTTCTAGTTCTGCGTATTGTGTACCTCCCTCATAATCTGGTGGACTATAATATTTGTATCCTGAACGATAAGGCTTGACATAAAGAATTTCTAGTCCTTCTTTAGACATTCCGAATGCAGGTATCCTTCTTAGTTTGCTACTTCGTTTGTATTTACTCCAGTCATTAAAATAAAAATAAGCTGGTATTTCTCCTTTGTCATTGCATTTTTCGGCTCTTAGTGTTTCAACAGGTATATGTTCTAGCTTTACAATTCTTGATCTGTCTTTAGAATAAATAACTTGTATTGCACACTGTCCCATTAATTTTAAGTCAGAACATAGTCTTCTTACTACCTCATCTTTAAATAATGCTATCATCATAGCATATTGATCAGGGCGTCTATGTGAATCTGTAGCATCTAAGCCTTTTCCGTAAATCATCTCTGATATACCATTTATAATAGCCATATTTGTCGGAGAGCCATTATATCTGTCTATTAAGTATTGGAAATAATTATTGTCAGAGCCAAACTCTACCCAATCAGTACCAGCTTTCTCTTTTACTTGTGGAGAAGTATATGTACTTAAATTAACAATGCTTAATTGTGTCTTATTTTTCATATTATAATATAATCATTATCGTAAGCATCTGTACCAGTTGGAACTGTATAAGATCCTTCGTTAACTGTGTAATAATCATTGTTTGTTTGATTAATTGTTTGATCTGTACAGAAAATCTTATCTTTATAAATAACACTTGATCCCTCTTTGACTGTTAAATCGTAAAACCTTCCCTCTACTAATACTGGACTTAGTGCTTTAGATATTACAAGATAGTTTTTATCGGTTGTTGTTGTAATACTTGAATAAGTTGTTGATGTGTTTGTTGAATCGTCTCTTACTATCATACTAACAGTACCGCCATAACTTCTAGGAATTATTTTCATAGTTTGTGCTGATCCTGTTGTTGTCAAGTGTATCATACTTATATAACGTACTATCTTTAAATTTTGTACATAAAAAAAGGTGGTAATTAAACCACCCTTCTTACTAAACAAATTATGAAAACTTATAAAGTTTAAATAAAGATATAAAAAAAAGGGATACGATTTACATACCCCTTAATTTTTTTTGATAACAAAGTTAAATCCTATTAGTTAGGAGTTATTTGCGAGCCTTGAGTTGCACCTGTTACAACTGTTGAAATTGTAAAGTCTGGTGCTGCCATTTCTTGTGCAACAAAAGTTAATGAGTAACCATTTAAGTCGCCCATTGCTGCTCCATTAGAAAAAGTTCCAGTCGTTAGCTCACAGCCATTAACTTTACCCATTAAATAGTAAGAGCTACCTGCTTCGCCACTATAAGCCTCAACCCAAATATGTGGACGAGCAATAGCAAGAAGTCTTATTTCTTCTTGAGTGTGTCTGTCTTGGAATGTAAAGTTTAAAGTTAATGTACTTTCATAAAATGTAGTACCATTTTCTCTAGAACTTGTCACAGTAGTTTCCATCGTAGAGTTACCTTTGAGATCAAACTGATATAAAGTAGGGCTACCTGCAATAGATGCTATTTCAAAATCTGTAATAGTGATTGCGCCTAAAGTACCGAAATCTGCAAAGTAAACTGACTTCAAGCCACCTACTCCTGATTTACAAGGAACTTTTCTACCTTTAGTTAATAAACAAGCCATATCGATTATATTTTTTATTTTAACTTATTGAAAATCAACAAGTTAGGTTAATATTATAAAAAGGGTAGCGTTAACTACCCCTCTTAGATTAGTTATTAAGAATAGTAAACAATATCTGCTCCTACCCCAATTTGACATCCTGCCGTATAACGCATAATAACTCTCACATTATTACTGCCATCTTTGTCAGCCATATCAATAAATCGTACCTCATTTAAATCTGAAGTTAAACCAGTTCCGAAGAAAAGGTTGCTCTTATAAGTAAGAAGCATTTTGTTATTACCCATTCCATTAGCTACAAACACTGGAATACCTTCAAAAGTTAATTGCGCTCCGTTAGAATACCAAGAAGTACCTTGATTGTTAATACCCGCAGCACCTAAACCAGAAGTCCCGAAACCTCCTAAAGCTCTAATATAAGCTCTAGCTACATTTGTTGATACATAAAGAGTTAAGTCTGATTTCTGTAATGTTGCTTTATTAGCAGCATCTACTACAGCTCCCATTTGTGCAATTACATTTGCAGAATCAACAGCAACTGCTGTAACATCTACTACGTCAGAGTCTGCATAAGCAAGAGCTTGAAAACCATCAAAGTCATCAGCACCTGCAGCACCTGCCCAGATTGAAGTTTCTAAAGCGTCTGCTACTTGAGCAGCAACTCTTGAGATTACATACTCCTCGAAAGAAGCTGGAATATCAGCGTAAGCTGAGAAGCCCATCTCAATAGCTTGCCATTCGTCTCTCAATTCTTTTTTACAAAGTTGAGCATTAGCTTGTAATTCTTTTGTTGTTAATACTTTTTCTGTTAGAGTAAGCGAAGTAGTTGTTGCATCAAAGTCACACGATGCACCTTTTACTACATTTGCCCAAGCACCCACCTGTAATACAGATTTGTACTTTACATTAGGCATAATTGTTACCGCACCAGCATCTAAAGTTGATGCACTAAGCAACGCTGCCCCTAAGATTTTACCACTAAATTCACCTGCGTAACTTCCAGCGGTATAAGTTGGATTTGCCATTTTTAATTAATTTTAATTATTATACATTTTACTTAATACACGATCTAAAGAAGTTTGTTTTCTGTTTTGTGCATACTTTAGATTGATCTTTTTGTCTTCCATTTCTGGATTATGAGAAATAGGCTCTGCTGCTGGAGTTTCTGACAACTCTTGCTTTACCTGTTGCTCTACTTTTTTAAAATCTTCTTTTTCTCCCATTTTAGATTTTAAATCTGCAATAGCATCTTCAAGATTTTTAATTCTTTTTTCCATACCTGCCCAGTCATCAACTGCTGCTTCTTTTCCGTCATCTACTGACTCTTCTTCTGCTAGTTCATCTTCTTTTTGTGGTACGTCATCAGAAACAACTCTGTAATCTGCAATGATTCCTTCTTCTTCAACTACAAGAAGTTTACCATCTTCCATCACATATTCACCAACAGGCATTGCTACTTTTTCATCATCTGTAATGATAAAGATTTCATCTCCTGCTTTAAATGATTCTGATTCTACAATTGTTCCGTTTTCAAGTTTAGCTTGTGCTAACTCTACTTGTACTTCCTCTAGAGTTTCTTCTCCTAAGAAAGTTTTGATATTTTTTAAGATTTCTGTTGCTTTCATATTACTATAACGGTTATTAATTATTATTTGTATTTTTGATTATGTTGTTTTTGTTATGTTGCCGATTCCTTGATTAATCATATCCCCTTTGCAGCACTCTACTGAGTACTCATCTCTATCTGCGCATAGACATCCTCTGCGTGATCCTTTGGGACTTGTTCTGCTTGGTGTTCTAAATTTATTCATCTTCCTTGTCCTTTATATATTTTTTTATATCCTGTTTGTCCTTTACTCGCATTCTTGCTATGTGGATGCGATTTTCTTTTTGGTTTAATATATGCTTTGATTACATTCCTAGCCATCTAATTCTTTAATCTTGCTTTCGCTCCATCTTAAAGCAGCTTTACCACCCCAAAGCAAATAAGAGATAGTACCGCAAGCTTCTTTGTCTGATTCATTATAATATTCATCAGCTCTGCTTAAATAAGAGTACATTCTTTTTATAGTTTCTTTTGAAACTGGTTTACCTTGTGATAGTTGTTTAGCTCGTATCTTGCCAACTTGAGTAGCACACTTGTTGTTTACTTTCTCGTTTAATTCTATACCTCTCTTAGCGTTGTTCTTTACTGCTTGAGGGTAATCACTATATGCTTCGTATTCCCTTCTCTTACCACCTTTAATTCGTTTGTCTTGTTTTACTATTGATCTTATAGTTGATAGCATTTGTTCTGCTTCTTCTTCGTCAAAGTCGTTTATTGGCTCTTGGGGGCGTTCAGCTTTGTCAGCAAAGTAACCCTCTATTGAGAATCCTTTAACTTTTCCTGTTTTTACATATTCATCCCAAACCTCGTCAGAGTTTACCTTAACAGCACCCATCCAAGTTCCTACAGGTACATTTAAACCATATTTACGAGATTTATCGTGTACCTCGTCCTCTACTAGCCAAGACTCTACTAACGTTAATCCTTTTAGTTTGTGAAGGTGTTCTAGTGTTGTGTTGTTTTGATTTCCATTCATTAAATACAACTGAGATGCTTTTTCAATTGTCTTTTTAGAGAAATAGATGTAATAATCTTCTTCTTTGTTTTGTCTGTAGATTGGTTTGTTTGGAACTAACAATGCACCCATTAAGATACGCTTGTCGCTTGATACTTCAGCTAGCTTTACCTCTTGTGATTTTAAAGCAATAAAATCTTCTTCAATTGCTGGAGATTCCACTAATGAAATAGCTTCAATCCCTGAAAATATACCATCTCCTAAAATAAGCTCTATAATCTTCATATTATTATAACGAATTAATTTATTATTTTGTTTATCCTATACTTGCACTAGTGATAATGTTTCTGTCTAACTCTTGTGCAGTTGTTACATCTCCACTTACAACAAATGCTTGAACTGGTGGTTGATCACCTAATAATGATGCTATTTGATTCACACCACTTGCACCAACTGTGCTAAATTGTGGAGGTAATGATTCGGTTGGCGTAGATGGTATAGATACTGATGGCTCACTACTTACGCTTGCTCCTCTTGCTATTGCTGGAGGCACTGGATCGTTAGTACCCATTATAGTTTTAACGTTTTTAAGCCCTGATGCTATTATCGCTGCTGCTTGTACAAATCCAAAAATACCTCCTTGCGCAAATGCTTTGTTTGCTCCTGCAAAAGTATCTCTTATTGCTGAAGCTGCTGCTATACCTTTACCAAATTTACTACTAGCACCAACTATACTAACTAGACTACCTATTGTTTGTTGTAGTCTTTCTTCTTTTTCTTTAGCTGCTAGTTCATCTTGTTTTTTTGTAGCATCTGCAACTTGTTGATTATAGTAAGCTATTATATCTGCTTTCTCTGATTCTGTTGCTTCTAATAAATCTAATTCTGCTAATTTTCTCTTTTTTTCTAACTCTATTTTTTTAATCTCATTATCAGCAGCTTCATCTTCCATTGTTTTTTTAAAATCAGCCTGTATTTTATCAATACCTTTAGCATTTTCAATAGCTTTGTCTTGTTTATCTTTTAATGCTTGGAATGTTTCTTTGCTCACAAACCCTACGCCTGATATAAAGAATTTATTATCTATTAAATCTTTTTCAAATGCTTTTTGTGCTAAAGATTTTACCTTTACTTCCTCTTGAGCTGCCTCTGTTGATTTTTTAACTACCTCTGTTGATTTTTCAAGAGCCTTTGCTGTTTCTTCTGCTGCTTTTGTTTGTTCTTCAAAAGAATCGTTTAAGTTTCTTGTTACGTTTTCGGCTGCTAATGCTTCTGTAGTTAATTGCATATATTTTTCATTCAACGCTGCTATAAACTTATTATCTTCTGCAACTCGCTTTTCAAATTTTCTTCTTGCTGTTTTTCCAATACTTCCAGCACCACCACTTTTACCTTCAAGGTTTTCTATTGCGCCAAATGTTTTTATTCTTTCTTTAATTTGTTCAGCTTCTTCCTCAGCTATTAAAGCAGCGAATGCGTCTGCCTTAGCTCTTTTTTGACTTGCTTCAATATAAGGTTTAGTCATATCAACAACTTTTTGTAAAGCATCCTCTTGATCTAATGTTACACCATTTAAGCCTTTTACAGTTTCTGATAGTTTTGTTAATGCTTCAGTTCTGGCTTTTTCGTCTGCTGTTACATCCAACACAATATCTCTTAAAGTTTCTAAACCTCTTGATGCGTTGTTAGCAGCTACTTCTGCTTCAGCCATAGTTTCATTAAACTTTTCTAGTCTTGGGTTTGTAATTCCTAAAGCATCAGTTACTTTATCAAAATTATTAACGAGATAACCTACAGCAATTACAGCAACACCAATACCTGTTGCAAGTAAAGCACCTTTCAACCCTTTGAGACTTTTACCTGTAAGCCCTACTGCTTCCCCTGCATCTTTAAAGGTTTGCGCCATACCACCAGTAAGCTGATTAAGAATACCCATTGCGCCACCATTCTCTGAAACTCTAGTTGTTAGTTTTTCAGTTTGTTTTGTAGTTCCTTTCTCTTGCTTTTCTAATTTATTTAAACTTTGCGATACGTCATTTATATCTGCAACAGCTTCTTCAGCACCTACTGTTTTTAATTCTACCTCAACTACTTTCTTTGCCATTTTATTTCGTTTTTAAATTGTTTCATACCCTCCTTAAATGTTTCAGGTATTTTATATTTACCTTTTGCTATTTTAATGTTTTCTGTTTCGCCTTTCGCATAAGGCAACATATCTATTATATTCTTTATCATTATGTTAATACGCTATTTGTATAAGTAGCTTTTTTTACGATTAATTCTAGTTGTGATTTGCCTGTTGCTAAATTCATATTAATACTATTTATGTAATATTCCTCTGCATTAATTACAATGATGTCATTAACAGAATAGTTTAACATAAAACTTATTGGTAAATTAGCAGAAACTTTTATGATTCTTCCATTTTGCTCAAATGTTTGCACAATGTATTGTTGATAAAACCTACTAAACAAACTATTTGTATTTACTTCTCCGTTAAATTCATCATACTCTGCACCAAAGTTTAGCGTGTGGTTTTGATCTGTTGATACATTTGATGGAGCATTGTAAGCTGTGATATTTGTGTTTGTTACTGGATAGCTACTAGAATCAATGACTCTATTAAAAAATATATATGGACTACCTTCTTCTGAAGGGTAAATCCATTTTATATTTTTGGTAATACTTGAAGGTTTTAATTTTCCAGATTTTAATATACTGTATATAGTTTCAAAATCTGGACCAGCTACTGAATGTTGTAATAACATTTTAATTAATCATTAAAATTTTTAAAATTGATACTCTTATTATTTAATTTTGTATTTAATTCTTC